TGGTAAGATAAGTCCATTAAAACCTTTAGAAGAAAATTTAGAGAATTTTGCACAACTTCGTGTTATTTTTGATGCACCACAAAGGACATTAGAAGGTATTTTTAATGAATTTGGACAAAGAAAAAATCATATGAGTGATGAAAGCTACAATGATACATTAAAAGTTATAAATGAAGCTATAACTTTTGGAACAGAAGGTGTATATGGTGCTACAGTTGGTAGTGATGGATCAATAAACATAGATTTGACGAAGAGATAAATGGGTAAAGTTGTTTTAAATACACCACAGGGCAAAGTGAATATCACCATAGCAGGTGATAAACCAACTCTTGAAGAATCAATACAGATTAATAACATTATAAGACAGTCTGGTGCTGGTCGAAGAGTATCAAAACAAGAGCCAAATGCTGCTGATAAACTCGAACAATTGTTCGACTCTAGCACTGGTATAAAAAGTAATGCTTTGCGTTCTGCATTAAGTGTAGCAGAAACAAATGAAGAAGAAGATGCAATACTTCGTAAATTTGATCTAAATGATGATGATTTTCTAAGAGATAATAGAGGTAGATTAGCTCTTACACCTACTGGTGCAGCTAAGTTTGGACAAGAGACAGATAGAAATATTCTTGTTGATGAAGAAGGTTTTAGTAAGTACGACTTTTCTGATCTTGCAGGCATAGCACCAGAGTTAGTTGGTGGTGTAACTGGAGCCATAACTGGTCAATTAGCTATACCTATACCTATTGTTGGTGCTGCCATAGGTGCTGGTATAGGTGCTGGTGGAGGTCAGGCTGTAGAAGAGTTAGGCGAAACTATTGCTGGTGTACAAAAACAAGACATTAAAGACATAGCTGGTGATGTAGGTAAAGAAGCAGCGATAGGTTTTGTTAGCGATTTAACATTCGGTTTAGCTGCAGGTGCTTTTAGAGCTGTTAGACGTGGAGTTACGCCAGGTAAAGACCTTACTGCCACTGAATTAGATACAGCAGGACTGTCAACATCACCACCAATTGATGAAGCTGGTAATATAATTAAACCAGCAGATTTTGCAAGATTATCTGCTGATGAAAAGATTGAAGCTGTTAATCGTGTTGTTACGAAAGAAGATGGCACAGTTGTTCGAGGTGGTTTTGGTGTAAAGCCTACATTGTCAGCTATCAGAGCACCATCTCTTGTAGCAAGAATACAGGCGATTGGTGAAAAAATATTTAAAACATCAGATAGATTAAAAAATAATAATGATGTTATTAAGCAAGTTATTGACGCTTACAAAGAAAAGTTTGGTTTAGAAGGAGCTGACGCAGTAGACGTTGGTCAAATACTTAAGCGAGGCATGGTCGATAACAACGAACAATTGATACGTGCTGAAAAAGATGCACAAAGACAAATTATTGAGCAAATGAAAGGTGCAGTAGGTGTTTTTAAAAGAGCTGCTGATGAAAATGGCTCTGTAGATGATGACTTATTTACTATATTTAAAGGTGCTTCAGATGAATTTGATACATTTATATCAGGTAAATTTAGAGCTGTTGATGATATTTTAAGAGATGATGCTGGATTAGGTCGTCAAGGTATTATGTTTATTAATAATTTTGCAAATCATCTTAAAAGAATTAAAAGTGATTATGCTCCACAAATAGCTGCAAGAGATCCTGATGGTAAAGCTTTTCAAAACATAATAGATTCTTTTGAATCAATTGGTGGAAAGTTAGATGATGGATTGAAAAAAGATATATCATTTAATCAACTCTACAATTTAAGAAAAACTCTTAGCGATTTAAGAATGAGTTCAAATGATACTGTAAAACAAGAACTCACAAACGTAAATGGTTCAGGTTTATTAGATGAAGTTGACGATATGTTTAAACAAATGGGTGATGAAAACAGTGATCTTTTTAGAGATTTATCTGGAAGATTGGGCAATATAGGAGTATCTGTCGATAAGTTTAAAAGAGCTGGTGAAACACTTAGAGGAGCACAAGCTGAATTTTTTGAGGGTAAAAGTATTTTAGAAGATCTTTACGCTTCACAAGCAATTAAAAATTTAAGTAGATATAGAACTATGCCAGGTGAGCTTGATAAAGCACCTATGAATATTGATATCTACAGAAATATTATCAAACCTAACAACCCACAATTCCTAAAAAGAGCGACAGATTTTTTAAGAGAATTTGGTGGAAGAGCTGGTAGATCTGGAGATGAAGTTGCAGATGAATTTATTGCAAGAGCAGGTAATCAGTTTTTAGAAGACGCTATAGAAACATCAGGAATCAAAAATTTTAAAAATGTAAAAGATTTCAATGGCACTAAGTTTGCGATGGCTGTAAAGGGTCTTGGCACAACAGCAAAAGAGTTGTTTGGAGACAAAACAAATGAAATATTAAAGTTAGCAGATGAGATAGGTGGCGTAAAAATATCAGGTCTGCAAGCCAGAGGTGTTTTAGATCAATACAGAGATGCAGTTGGTGGCACTGAAAGTATGGAGGGTTTACTTACTAAACTGCGAGGACTTTCTGAAACTCAAAAAATATTAGCTAGAGAACAGAAAAACAGAATAATAAATAAGCTACAAGACGAAACATTAGATTTAGATCCATTAGAAGCTTCAAGATTTTTAGTGCAAAAACAAACTAAAAACTCTGAAATTAGACCTATAATTAATTACTTTGCTAGAAATCAAGATGATGCTGGATTACAAAAAATTAGAGCTTATTACATAAATAGTATGATTGATGACTTTGGTGAGTCTGTTATGACAGATGGTAAGTCGTTAAATGCTTTTGCAGATAGAATTTTAGACGCTGCAGCAGATGGTAAACTCCGAACAATTTTCCCTGGTGGCGTTGGTGAAAGTATGGAAAAGTTTGGTAAAATACTAAAATTTAATGCTAGAGCTGCAGAAGGTGGAGATCTTGTTGCAGCGAATATAGCTGCATCACCATTTCAAAACTTAGGTAAGCTTGCAAAGTTTACAATATTAGGTAATAGAATGTTATCACAAAGCTATTATGATGACATTATATCTCAATATAATGGTATAACTCTTAAACAGTTTAAGAGACCTGATGAAAGAGCAAAAAGTCTTGGATCTATAATTGGTAAAGCTTTGAGTCAATCAACTGGTCAAACAATTGATAACGCTGTAACCGAAGCAGAGAGTCAAGTTGATGCTGTTTTAGAAAGCTCTGGTGTTAAAAATCAAATAAGAAATGTAACTCAACAGTTAGGACCAGCTATTAATCAAGCGAGAGCAGGAGTTAATCAAGCAAGAGGTTTGACTGCATCAGCTCCTAATATAAATCCACCAGCAGCAGGAACTCAACTTGCTGGTATAAACATATCTAATCCAGCTAATGCTTTTTCCTTGGGTCTTAGTCCACAGAACATAGCAATAGCACAAAGAACAAGAGGTAATCCGTGAACATAGAACAATTAAGAGATACCCTTAAAATTGATGAGGGCTGTGTAAATTCCGTGTATTTGGACCATTTAAATTTGAAGACCGTAGGAATTGGGCATTTGCTGACAGAGTGGGATGAAGAGTACGACAAACCAGTAGGTACACCAGTATCAGAAGAACGTGTCAACGAATTGTTTGATAAAGATGTCCAGGTGACAATAGAAGAATGCGAACAATTATTCGGTAACTTTCAGGATCTTCCAGAAGAGGTGCAGCAGATTTTAGCCAATATGATGTTCAACCTGGGCAGACCAAGATTATCCAAATTCAGACGATTATGTAAAGCTGTGGCTGAGAGAGATTGGCAAGAAGCTGCAGTACAAATGGAAGATTCAAAATGGCACAAGCAAGTTCCTAATCGTGCAAATAGATTAGTCTCTCGTATGAAGGCTGTTGATAGCACCTAATCCTAAACTGGTAACTTTAGCTCTGTAATCTTTATATTCTTCTTTTTTAAATTCCTGATCAATCATAAGTCCTAATTGTTGTCTAATGTTTCTTCTTTGATGTTTGGTTATTTTTTGAAGTTTTTCATAACTTTCGATGTCTAAACCAACTGACTTGAATTTTGTTGTATCTGTCATTATACTACCTCCATGACCTATTCATACCCATTTATACCCAAAAAGAACAGAACAAGCAACAATAAGTATTTTGCAAAAAAAACATTAGCTTTTGGTTTAAAATTTGATTCAAAGTGGGAGGCAGAAAGGTGGGGACAATTAAAAGCTATGGAGAGAGCTGGTGTTGTTACCGAATTAGAACGTCAAATAAAATACGAATTATCTGTTAACGATATTAAAATTTGTGATTACATTGCTGATTTTAGATACCTTCAGCAGGAGGAGGATGGATTTTCTAAATTAATTATAGAGGATGCAAAAGGCATTTTGACACCTGAATTTAAATTAAAAAAGAAAATGATGAAAGCTATACACGGTATAGACATACATCTTTCTTACAAAAATAAACGGTAATTTCCAGGTAGAATCATACAGGAGAGGGTCTTTACCCCCTCTGTATGAGCCTTATATCAAGAATTTTTTTACACATCTTCTCAATGGTAGTGGCAAATCATCCTGATACAGTAACTTTGCAATTACTATACCAATTACGACCTTTTGCCATAAATCTTTAGTCTAATCCTTTTATCAGGACTAGTTTTAAAATTATAAAGTCTTTCAATCATTATAATAAAGTCATCTCTACTACCTTGATTAGTCAATTTAGCAGAAAAGTTTTCTACCCTTCTTTTAAATATTGACCATACAAAGGACTTATCATTCATAACTGAAATCATAGCACGAATAAAGTTACCCTTTTTCCATTTATCAAAGTAATTACCTATCCACATAATGGCATGGGCTATTTCTTTGGCTTTTTCTAAATCATGTACCTTAAAACCACCCTCACGAAACTCACGATAGTCGTGTTGATCTAAGTAACCCTTACCATTTAGCATAGCAAGTGAGTCTGATACACTAAAACCAAAAGCTCTAACAAACCATTCTAAGGTAATATAATGCTCAGCATGTAACTTAAAGTGAGACATCATATATTCGTGCATAGTCCATTTACGATTAACAGAGTTCAACTTTCTTATATCTTGAAGAGTTAAACCCTCTTTTATTATATATTGAACTGGCAATCCTAAAATTTTGTAAGCTTCAAGTCTATGTTGACCATCACATACTTCCATTTTTTCATTTACAATAATAGGGATATTGAGATCTCTTTCATCTATTTGAGAAGATAAATCTTTGACATGTTTGTCTACTATATCTCTATTACCAACAAGATAAGTAAACAAATTGTAATCAGTAGTGATATGAATTTTATTCTTATCTTTTTTATTTTTTTTATCGTCTTTGTCCAATTTTTCCTCCATTGACTGATTGGATTTTATAATTGATTTTGCAATCATTACTACAATACATAATACAATATATTTATATTGCAAGTAAAAAAATAAAAAA